GTGTTTAAGGTAAACCCCCTGCTGGGAACCCGGGTGCAGTATCGGGCGTATACCAAAGAAGGTAGAGATAAAACTAACGACGGACTGGACGTAGGACTCTTTACCGCTAATCAGTCTAATAATCAGGATGTAGTAGCGCTCATGGCTGGCAACGTTCCATGTGGTGAGTACAAGGCGGCACAGTCTGAGATTGGCCTTTGGTACATCGAGAAGGGTATGCGGTTTGGGTGCAGGATCAGTATCCCACCTGAGCCGAGTCGGTTCATAGGGCAGATTACCGTGGGATGGGACAAGCCCCCCGCTGATTTAGATCAAACCCGGGCGATGCTCAATATCGCCGCAACCATGCTTTCAAGGAGTAAAAAATAATGTTCCCAGTCGCTGCTTTGTTATCCATCGGTGAGAAGGTTCTCGACAAGGTTCTCCCAGACCCAGAGGCTCGTGCCAAGGCGCAGGCCATGCTCCTAGAGATGCAACAAAAAGGTGAACTTGCCAAACTTCAAGCGGACATGAACGAGCAAGATAACCTGACCAAACGGGCTGAGGCTGACATGAAGTCGGACTCTTGGCTATCCAAGAACATCCGGCCTATGACGCTGATCTTTATCCTCCTGACCTACACCGTCTTTGGGATGATGAGCGCTTGGGAGATCGAAGTTAATAATAACTACGTTGAACTCTTGGGCCAGTGGGGGATGCTGATTATGTCCTTCTATTTTGGCGGACGCACGCTTGAGAAGATCATGGATATGAAGGCCAAGCAAAAATGAATCTGACTACCAACTTCACCCTTGCTGAGATGGTTAAGTCTGATACTGCATTGCGTCATGACATGGATAACACACCCGGGGAGGCTGAGATTGCTAATCTTAAAACACTCTGTGAAAAGGTATTGCAGCCCGTCCGTGACCACTTCCAAACCGGAGTTAAGGTCAACTCAGGATTCAGGCACCCCGAAGTCAACGCAAGGGTGGGTGGCTCCAAAACGTCCGACCATTGTAAGGGACAAGCCGCTGACATTGAGATTCCCGGTATTGCCAACGCAGACCTAGCCGTGTGGATCATGGATAACCTAACCTACACCCAGTTAATACTTGAGTTCTACACCCCCGGCGTGCCTGATTCGGGCTGGGTTCATGTCTCCTACGACCCGGCTAATCTCAAGAAACAGAACTTAACGGCTACCAAAAAAGATGGTAAAACAGTGTATCTGCCGGGACTTGTAGCGTGAGGAAAATATGCCGTTCATACCTTTAAAATTTCGACCCGGAGTTAACCGAGATCAGACCAACTACTCTAACGAAGGTGGCTGGTACGAGTGCGATAAGGTTCGCTTCCTTTCGGGTTTCCCCCAAAAGATTGGTGGTTGGGTTAAGTCTACGCCAAATACTTTTCTGGGGACTTGCAGACAACTGTTTAATTACGTAACGACTTTTGGGGACAACCTTTTAGCCGTTGGGACAAATATAAAGTTGTATTTAGAGGCTGGTGGATACTTTTATGACATCACCCCCCTCCAAGAAACAACCGCTGCTGGGGACGTAACATTTACTGCAACCAATGGGTCTTCTACTATAACAGTTTTAGATACTGGCGCACCGGCAACTGTTGGTAATTACGTTCAATTTGTTGATGCCGTTTCTTTGGGTGGTAACGTCACGGCGGCAATTTTAAACGCCGATCAAGGGTATGAAATTACTACGGTAATTAACGCTAATGCATACACAATTGTTGTTCCGGTAACGGCTGATGCATCGGATGTTGGTAATGGGGGCTCTTTAACAATTGGTAAATATCAAATAAATATTGCTCCTTCTGGTGGAGAGTTTGGGTATGGTTGGGGTACTGATACTTGGGGTCGTCTTGAATGGGGTCTTGGTGGTATATCCCCGATTGTTTTACCGGGACGATTTTGGTGGTATGACAACCTTGACAACGATTTAGTTGCCAATATTCAAGACGGAGAAATTTATTATTGGGTACGAGGCTCTTCTGCTAATCCTACAGTGGCCTTTTCTACTAACGCAATTCTTCTTTCGGCAAAGGCTACAGCAGATGGATATGACCCCAATGCAGTACCCACTAAAGCCATGCAGGTTCTTGTATCACAGAACGATAAGCATCTTCTCGCTTTTGGGAGTGTGCCTTTTGGTTCTACTAATGTGGCTGATTTTGACCCCCTTCTTATTCGCTGGGCTGATCAGGATAATCCGGGTCAATGGACTCCGACGCCTACCAACTCTGCGGGATTTATAAGGGTTTCTAGGGGTTCGAGGATTGTTCGCGCTCTACCCACACGGCAAGAAATTTTGGTGTGGACGGAATCTCACCTTTATTCGTTTCAGTTCCTTGGAACCACGGATGTATTTGGACTGCAAGAATTAGCAGACAACGTCTCTATTCTAAGTTCACGGGCTACTGTAACCGTAAATAACGTCACTTACTGGATGGGGCATGACAAGTTTTATGTCTATTCAGGCCGTGTCGAAACGTTGCCCTGCACCTTGCGTCAGTTTGTCTATCAAGATATTAACTATAACCAAGCAGACGTTATTATTTCTGGCACAAACGAGGGTTGGAACGAAGTTTGGTGGATGTACCCAAGTGCTAACTCTGTTTACCCTAACCGGTACGTAATCTATAACTACCTTGAGCGTATTTGGTACTATGGAAATATTGATCGTACTGCTTGGTTAGATAGCCCCCTGCGTGAATATCCTGTGGCGGTTGATACACCTTTAGGAACTACCACTGGGGTTCTCTATGATCAAGAAAACGGTTTGGATGCGGATGGTGCTCCAATAGCGGCTTACATCCAGTCATCTGACTTTGATCTTGGTGATGGTGAGCAGTTTATGTTGACCCGTCGTATGTTGCCCGATATTAATTTTGCTAAGTCTACTGCCGCACAACCAGAGGTGACACTACAACTCCGCCCCCGTAACTTCCCCGGGTCGGGGTTTCAACCTGTGGGCACTACGGACTCCAAGCCAGTAATTGAGACTGCGGTAGATGTTTATACGGAGCAGGTATTTATCCGTGCCCGTGCCCGTCAGATGGCGCTAAAGATTAGTTCAGAGGACTTGGGGGTTAACTGGCAATTAGGTGTGCCTAGATTAGATGCTCGTGTGGATGGTAAGCGATGAGCACAGTTAAAAGTTTTATTGCTCCTGCGTTACCGGTACCTCCAGTTGAGTATGATCAAAGATATCACACGGATTTTATTCGTACTTTACGTTTGTACTTTAATTTGTTGGATGGGTATTTAAATTCCGTTAATTCCTCACTAAATGGTCAAGGAGTTGGAATTATATTCCCACACATAGCCGCATCGGATTCTACAGATCAGGTGGCTACAGGAAATAATACTGCTACTCAGATTAGTTTTAATACCCTTGATTCGGGTTATGAATGGACACTAAATGCGCCCGGATCTGCTGTATCTGATTATGCTGGAGTTTATAAAATTACTTATAGTATTCAGTTTATAAATACGGCAAACGCTGTTCACTACGCTACCGTCTGGCTCAAGGTTAATAACGTAGATGTACCTAATTCAGCCACAATTTTTACCGTTCCTGCCCGTAAAAGCGCTAGTCCGGGTGAAGAGGGGTATGTTGTTGGCTATTCTGAAATTACTTTTGAAATAGATATTGGGGACGAAATTGAGTTGTATTGGGCAACAGATCTGGCTGGTAATCCCACCACCCCTACTAATGGTGTTTATCTATTCCACAGCCCAACCCAAGTCTCACCCTTTGCCCGCCCAGCCATCCCATCGGTCATTGGCTCTATAACCTACGTTTCGGCCTCAACCCCATAGACTTCACTTGACGAATTCAGGATAATCACGCTATGAACGGTATCGCCTCCCTCCCACCCCGATATTCATATAATCCGGCTACTCAGTCGTATACCTTGCTTACCCCAGAGCAACAGGCCAATCAAATGGGGGCGGCTCAGAAATACGATTACGCTGGGGATGGTGGGTATCAAGCAGACCCAAGCCCGTTTAGTCAAATGACACCTACCGAACAGGCGGCTTACTACGCTGAAAACCCAACGATGGCGGCAGTTACTCAGATGGGGCAACAGGCTTTTGGGTTAACGTCTTTAGGTATGATGCAAAACATGATGGATCCCGTTGGCGTGGCGCAAGCACAAACTGTTGCCCAAGGTATTGATCCTAGTCTTTCTACCGCTTTAGGCCGGACAAACACGCAACAAGTTACTCCAATAGACCCAGTACCTGCGGATCCAACCATTGCTTTGACACAAATGAATCAACAGCAAACAGAGGAAGAGACACAAGTTTCACCTGTAGATGTTGCTATGGGCATTGCTGAGGCTGTAGGTGTTGACGCCGTTGATGCCGCCACTTCTACTACTGGCGCCCCTTCTACAAGTACCGATACTAGCGGTAGCGCTATGGGTGATTCTGGGGCGGGTATTGGAGGCTACAGCACTGAATCTACCGTAGGGGTTGATGCAAATGATGCTCCCGGTGATGATAGCGATAGTGATAGTGATAGCGATAGCGATAGCGATGGTGGATGGCGCATGGGGGGTCGGGTTATGAATTATGAACAAGGCGGTATTACTTCGTTAGCCAATCAGGTTCAATCTCAAGGCCGTGGTCAAGACAAGATGCTTGTCCACATGACCCCTCGGGAAGTCCAAGGATTGCAGTACCTAGCCATGCGGCATGGTGGCTCTCTTAGTATTAACCCTAGAACTGGTCTCGTTGAAGCAGGGTTCTTAAGTTCAATCCTCCCAATGGTCGCTGGCGCGGCCTTGGCTGCTACAGGGGTTGGTGCTCCTATGGCGGCATTAATGGTAGGTGGTGGCTACGGTCTGGCTACAGGGAGCCTTACAAAAGGTCTTATGGCTGGTCTAGGGGCGTTTGGTGGGGCTGGTATAGGGGCTGGGCTTTCTGCGGCTGGAGCCACGGCTTCCCCGGCTTTAACAGGAACCTCAGCGGGTCTAGCCGGAGCGCCTGAACTTGCATCTCAAACACTTTCACAGGCGGCTCCACAGGCTATTGAACTATCGGGGACTGCGGCTGATGCGTTTGGTATGTACCCAACAACACCTCTTACCTCGTCAGCGGCCTACACGCCTCAAGGATTACAAACTCTAGCGGCTCAACAACAAGCAGATGCCGCTATGAATGTTATTGCTACCCCATCAAGTACGGTTGTTTCTCCGGGTGGTTTTGGCTCAACAGTTAAACAAATGGGGACAGGTCTTTCCAACGTAGTCCAAGGCACTGAGGGTGCTCGGGGTGCTTTTATGAGTTCTGTTGGTGGCCCGATGGGGTTAGCCAAATACGGCGGTGCAGCCGCCGCTCCGTTAATTGCTGGTATGAATGAGCCTACCGGCCTACCCATCCAAGAGCAGTTTGTCCGTCCATTTAAATATGATCCGGGCCGGAAAAATGTGCCGTATCGCACGGGTGAGCGTGGAGAATCTACTGCTGAACAAACATATTTTGATTCTCGTTTTACTCCTGTTGGCGTTTACAAGGCGGGTACTGAACCTGCTTACGGTACATATGCTATGGGTGGAAGCATTGAAGAAGGAGTTAAAAACGGCGACATTCGGGCATTTGACGATGAGTATGGGCAAGACGAATATTATGGTGGTGGGCTAACAGCCTTGGCTGCTGGCGGTAGTCCTAATAAACCTCGGTTTTTGATGGGCAAGGGTGACGGTATGAGCGACTCTATCCCTGCCACTATTAACGATACGCAACCCGCACGGCTGGCTGATGGTGAGTTTGTCATCCCGGCTGATGTGGTATCACATCTTGGTAATGGGTCTAGTAAAGCAGGGGCTGCTAAATTACATTCCATGATGAACCGCATCCGTAAAGCACGGACAGGTAAAAAACGTCAAGCCCCTGAAGTAAGGGCGGAAAGATATATGCCCGCATGAACTTAGATTTTTCTTTGGTGCCTTATGGGGTGTTATCGACAGCCATCCCAAAAGTCATTAAGTATTTAGAAGTTTCTGAGAGTTGGACAAGAGGTAGATCGACAACAGATGACATCTTAAAGTTTTTATTTACCGGTCAGATGCAGTTATGGGTAGTATTAGATGACAAAGAAATCTACGGTCAAATAATTACAGAGATTAAGCAGTATCCGCAGTGCAAGATGTTAGTAATTCAGTATTGCTCGGGTGAGAAGAATCACATGAAGTTTGTAGAAGATAAGGTATATGACACCTTAGAGCGGTATGCAAAAGATTGTGGTTGTGCTGGTATCGAGTTAATAGGTAGGCCGGGCTGGCACAAGCACGTTGTAAAACGAGGCTACGAGACAAGAAGTGTGATGTATCAAAAGTTCTTTGGATGAGGCAAAAGATGAGCCGAAATAATTATGCGTTACTAGAATCTGGTTGGATACCGGGGCATCCTGATGCGTTTAAACCAAACGCAATAGGCAAGATTTGCCTATATGATGGTGGTGGTGGTGGAGGTGGAGCACCTGCCCCTTCTTCAGTTTCTCAAACCACGATTCCTGAATACGCCAAGCCATATGCAGAGCGTGCGTTAGGTAAAGCCGAAGCATTAACGGATTCGCCCTATCAGGCTTATGGTGGTGAACGACTTGCAGGGTCTACACAAGAGCAATTAGCCGCAAGACAAGACGTGGCTGGCATGCAATTACCCGGTTAGTTTGCCACTGGTACGGGGTTAGCCGCCGCTGGTGGCGCACAGGCACTTCAAGCGGGACAGTATGCCCCCGGTGTTTTTGCTGCTCCACTTACTCAAGCACAGGGATTACAACAGTTTCAAGCACAAGGGCCCAGTGGTGTAGGGACAGGTATGGAATCGTTTACTGGGCAAGGCACTGCCGCCCGGTTTATGTCTCCGTATATGCAACAAGTAGTAGACGTTCAAAAACAAGAAGCCATCCGTGATGCCCAAAAAGGGCAATTGGCTCAAAACTTAGCCGCCGCTCGTCAAGGTACTTATGGAGGCGCACGTCAACTTCTTGCTGGTACTGAACGTGAGCGTAACCTACAAGATCAAATGGCTAGGATTCAGGCCACCGGCAGTCAATCCGCATACGATGCCGCCCAAAGGGCGTTTGAACAAGAACAAGGCCGTGGTCTACAGGCTGGTATGCAGACTCAACAATTAGGCACTCAGACTGGACTGGCTAACTTACAGGCTCTTCTTGGTGTGCAACAATTTGGCGCAGGTCAAAATCTTGAGTCACAACGTGCTAATCAGCAAGCGCTTCTTGAAGCACAACGTATGGCAGAGCAATCACGTCAATTTGGTGGAAATCTTGGTCTCCAAGGTGCTCAAGCCGCAACTCAAGCCGGTGCTACATTGGGTCAATTAGGTATTGGTCAGCAACAAGCGGGTCTTGATTTGGCTAAAGCACAGGAAGCCTTTGGTGGCTTAGGTCGTGCAGAAAGCCAAGCCAAACTTGACTTGGCATATCAAGACTTCTTACAGCAACAGCGTTATCCGTATGCCCAACTTGGCTTTATGTCTGACATCTTACGTGGCTCTGGCAATCTTGCTGGGACTGGCGGGCGTGCAGTTTATGAGGCTCCTCCCTCGACAACTCAGAACTTAATGCAGTTAGGTCTAGGTGGGCTTGGTTTGTACAAAGGACTTGGTTAAGGGGTAAGACATGGCACAGGCTAGTCAAGCAGTAAATCCGAGTGTTGACTTTTTGGCGATGTCTCGCCGTATTCCATTTATGGATGAGCAACAGTTGGCTTCACTAACCGCAACCAGAGAATATGGTTCTTTGGCTCTTGCTGAAGTATCTAAGCGCAATCGAGAGCGGTTAATGGCACAGGCGGCAAAACAAGCACAGGAAGCGGGTGGTAGCGGTACGGTTGCAGATCGTGAACTTGCTGCACTTGCACAACAACAGTTTGCTGATAAGTTAGCCGCAGACGAGAGTATGGGATTAAACAATCTTGTAGCCCAAGCCGAGCAGGGTGGGCTTGAGTTTGGTGAGCCTTACGGTGAGACCGCTGAGATGGCTGGTGGTGGGATGGTTGCTTTTGACCGTGGTGGTGAGGTACCGGGATTTGCCGCTGGTGTTTTTCTTGGCCCTGCAATTCAGGGTGCTCGCGCCGTTGGCCCTCTGGCTATGCGTGGCCTTACTGGACTTCGTGAAGTAATAAGAAGGAACCCTAAGAAAACCACAGCGCTTACGGGTGTTGCCTCTGGTGTCCCATTTGGTCTTGGCATGATGGGTGAAGATGAGGAAGGGGCATTTACCCCAGAAGAACTACAGCGTCAATATGAAGTTCAAGATATTCAAGAAGGTCGAGGTGGTAGTGATGTTGCAAGCGCTGGTCAAGGAATCGCCGGAAAGGACATAGTTGCCGCTGCCCGACGCCGTGGTTTAGGTTTAGAAGATGACCCAAGAGCGATTTTGAGACAGATTAAAGAGTTAGAAAGAGAACAAGGTCTTGGTGAATTTGGGGCTAAAACAAAAGAATTACAGGCAAAACGCCGTGGTGATGTTGAAGCCATGTACGCAAAAGCCGGTGAGTCTGAGCCTTTCTTAAGAGCGGCTAAGGCTGTGGGTGGAAAGCGCAAGAGTGGATTAGAAGCCTTAGCGGCTGCGGTGGGTGCTGGCGGTGAGTCTATGGCTGAACTGCGCCGTGAAAAGACTGGGGCTATGGACAAGTTGGCTCAAGGTGAAGAGCGCATGGCTTTGGCAGAAGAACAATACCTGCGTGGCAATGTTAAAGACGCTACCACAATGGCAAATCAGGCTAAGAAAGACATATTTAGTGCTGACATTAAGTTGCAAGAACTTGGCATGAAGCAGTCTTACTACGACGCATTAGGTCTTGCCGCAAAAGCCAAGGCTTCAGGTGGTGCTGGGTTTAAACTTGGAGATGTGACTAGGGCAACACAAGCCATAAATGAACTACAAACTCAGTTAAGGATGCTTGATCCCAAGAAAGATAAGCAAGCGATTGCCGAAACGCAAAGACTTATTAATATTCTTAAAGGTGGCGTAGGCATGGCATACGCTCGTGGCACGGGCGCAACCTTAGAAGATACCCCAGACTAAAAATGGCTCGGGTACTTAGACACCCAGCGCTGAAAGAACCGCTGGTGTTCCCCAAAGGAACATCTGATTTTGATATGTATGCCGCCTTGGCAGACAAGTTGTTTCCTGTCGAAGAATTGCCACCACCCCCAAAAGAAGAGGCTGGGTTTACAGGTGGGTTTGGCGAGGGCATTTCAACCCTTGGGGGTTTACCCGAGTCCGTCAGATATCTATTTAGTCCCACTGCTGAACGCCGTAAGGCTGCGGCAGAGGCTGGTGAATCTGAATACGATTTTCAACGGCTAAAAGAAATTGAAGGTCTTGGTGGTCTTGGTAGGTTTGTTAAAGAACAGGCCGGTACTGCGGCTGGCTTTCTTGCCGCTCCTGTCGCTGCTTCCGTTGCCGCCTCTAGGGTTGCTCCTTTACCCCTCAAACCATTTGCTGCCACCGGTGCTTTTTTAACTGCCGCTGGTGCTCAATACTTAACCGACACCACTACCCGGCAAGCCGCCGTACAAGAAGGAAGAGTCAAAGAAGGCAAAACGGCAGAACCCCCCGAGGCCACTAAAATAGCCATGACTTCCGCAGCGCAGGCTGGATTAGATGTGGCTGGATTCCGTCTTTTCCGTCCGTTAGGTGAAATGATTGGTTTGGCTGGTCGAGAAAACGCAGAGAAGATTGCTAAAGAAGTTGCTGAAACCGCCGCTAAAGACCCAGTAAAAGCCGCTGAGAAACTACTTGGTAAAAAGAGTATTGCCGCCGGTGTTGCCACAGGTGCCGCATTTGAAGCCGCCCAAGAGGTCGCGCAACAAGCGCTGGAGCGTTATGGTGCTGGTTTGGACTTGGCTAGTGACGATGCCTTAGAAGAATATTTTGAGTCTGCGGTAGGCGGTGGAATACTTGGTGGCCCGATAGGTGGCGTCTCTACTTATGCTGGGAACATCCGTAAAGGTGTTTATAGCAAAGACTACGTTCAGCAAGTCGCTGATGCGGTGCAGGGTAAACAGATAAATCTAGGTCAAGAGTGGGATAACTACAGTAAACAAATACAGGTTGATGCTCCTGCATTTGATTTGACGGATGATCAAGGCAACTTTTTGCCATACACCCCTGACTTGTTAGAGCGTCTAGGGATTAACCCAGAAGCCAAAGCCATCAATATTGGTGGCAAGCAACGTGTCAATATCCCAATGAAAGACGTTCTTGAGGCCGACACTGGTAATGAAACTATTGGTACGGCACTACTTAGTATGTTTCGTAATGACCGGTTTAAGTTAGGCGAAGAAATTAAGCGTGACTCCAAACGGATGGAGGCAGACGAGTTAGCCCAAAAGATCAAAGACTATGAAACGCTAACTGCTGCTGTAAAAACTTATGAAGCATTTTTTAATCCAAGACAGGCTGTTAACTCACCAAGTAATTTTGTGGTGCAGCAATCTCCAACAGACCCGAAAAAGTTCATAGTATTTAACCCTGTCACTGGTAAGAATGTTGCTAACCAAAACTTTGCTAGTGCTGAGAACGCTCAAAAATATATTGATGGGAAACTAGAGCAAGAGAAAAAAGGTAAGGTAGGCCCAGAAGTGCTTGTGGCTGCGGACTTAGAGATCCAGCCTGATCCGGTTAAGGCCGGGGTGTTTACCGTATTTAACAAAAAGACTAACAAGTACGACACCAAGAAAGAGTTTAAGACCGAGGCAGAGGCACAGGAGTACATTAATACCAAACTTGGTATCCCTGCTAAACCCACTGCTCCAACTGCGCCTACAGAAACACCGGAAGATATTGCCGCTCGTCAGGCTAAAGAGGTTAGGGATCAACTCTACAAAGACCTCGCTGGGCGCTATCCACAGAATCCAGATGCTGTAAAAGAAATTACACAGATGGCAGAAGATCTGGAAGTTACGATGCCTCTAGCCGAAGCCTTGGCTCAAGCAGAAACAACTTACTTACAAGACCAAGAGACTACGACAGAAGTCGCCCCTGAAGTCGCCCCTGAAGTCGCCCCTGAAGTTGCCCTTGAAGTTGCCCCTGAAGTTGCCCCTGAAGTTGCCCCTGAAGTTGCGCCAGAAGTTACTGCCGCACCCGCACCCACATCAGCCCCTCCGCCTAAAGCGCCTCGCACTCGCAAAAAGCCTACAGGTCAGCCATATGAAAAATACGTAACGCAGATGCGGGAGATGCTGGCTGGGGTAGACCCAGAAAGTGGGTTGGCTGAAGATCTGAATGAGTTTGTTAATCTGGCCGAAGAGTCCAAAGATACAACCATAGCAAAAGAACTTTCACAGTTAGCCCAGACTTATGCTCAGGCTACTAGGGACTCGGTCAATCCTAAGTTATCGCAAACTGAACAAGATAATGCAACTCAGAGGGCTACTAATATATTTAGTATGCTTGATGAACTACGAGATCGGGCTACGCCCAGCAATCCCGCTGAGATAAAGGCGGCTAAAGATGCAACAGGAAACGCTGGTACTGGTAATAAAGTAGCGGCTAAAGTTACAAAGGATGTTTGTGGCTAAGATACCTAAATCCTACTGTGGGCTAAGTGGCTCAACTCCTAGCGTATCCCGTCCGCGTCAAGCGGTGGGAGAGTTTCTTGCTGGCCCAATCCAGACTGTTCTGGATATGTCTTCAGACACATATAACAAAATAAAGAATGAAAGCCTACAAGCCCTTAAGTTTACGTGGCACATCGTTGAAAGATTAGAGCAACTAGGTGTACCTCAAGCCGCCAAAATAAATGACTACCTAAAAAGACAGCGTGCTTACAACGAAAAAATGAAACGCTACGCCGAGACCGTAATTGGCCCGATGGTGCGTATGAACGCTGTAAGTAAAGAAGCCGCTGCTAAACTGGATGAAATAGGTGCCATCGCTACGATTGCTGAGATTAACCCGTTTAACTCTAAAAGTCGTTATGCCGCTGATAACACAGACTTAAGCGAGGATCTTCGGAAACTTAATCTGGACAAAGTTGAGATTGATGATGTCAAGATGTCTAAGACTGAGGCTTGGGACTTATTAAATGCAGAACTCAAGAAGGCTGACGATATCTTTAAGCGGGATTGGAAAGCCCAGAACGGTGCTAAACCTGTACCATCAGAGATTTTGCCGTCTTCAAACCTAAAGAGTCTTTTTGATTCCTACCAATACTTTCGCAGACAATTGTTACGAGGCATCATTCAGTCTCTAAAAGATCGTGCTGGTGAGGGTAATCTTAGGGATTCGCAAGTCTCACCTGAGTTGTTTGAGACTATTGAGAAAACCAAAGCAGAATTTGCTAAGGCAAATAATGACGCTTATCTCAAGTTAATGCGCTCTGGTCGTTATGTAGTCAACACCTATGAAGTTACAGGAACTGATGAGGATACAGGTGAGCCACTGCTAACCGTTGGAGAATCTCGCTTTTTTGAAAGCCGGGCTGAGGCCAGACGATTTGCTCAAGAGCAAGAGCGGTTGCTTGGTAGAGATTTTGTTAAGGCATTTAAGAAATCCAACATCGAACAACTCCTCTATACCCCCGGGGGTCGCGCTCCGGTCAATGCTTTCTTTGACAAGATTAAGCCTGCGCTTGCAGCAATTAAGCCCGTATCTACACCGGGAAGTGCCACTTATAGTCAAGAAATGGAGATGATTGACAGTCTGCGGGAGAAAGTTCATCAGGCGTCTCTCTTATTGTTCCCAGAAACTTCGATTCGTCGTGACCTAGTAGCCAAACGTAAAGGTACTGAAGGCTTTATGCGGGATATGCTCAAGGTCTATAGCGCGATGGCTGACCGTTATTCCAATCAAATTTCGCAACTAGAGTACAGCGGTGCAATTAGCCGTGATTTGACTAATCTAAGCAACATCGTTGAAGAAAAAGGCGAAGAAAACAAACAGCGTTTCCGTAGTCGGGATGAGCAGGATGAGGCCATAGAGTTGGCCTCAGAACTTACCCGGCGAGTTATGAAAGTGCAGCAGGCCCCTTCGTTAGGCGATCAACTTGCCAATAGTATTAACCAAGCGGGCTTTTTATGGTATCTAGGTTTAAACCCAGCCTCGGCTTTGGTTAACTTGTTACAGGTTCCGGGGGTAGCACTTCCTTGGTTAAGTGCTCGATTTGAGGGTCAAGTAAGTAACCTAACTGAACTTACCCGTGCGTACAAAACTTTAACTAAATTTGGTAAAAGTTACTTAACTGAAGGTACGGCTAGTGAGCGACTAGACCAATTAAAAGTTCTTGATCAAGGGCAACTAAACACTTTGTTTGGGCCAGAGGCAGTCAAAAATGGCACAGCCCTTACGGTTGATGAAGTCCGCATGATGGTGGAACTAGACCAATTGGGTGCGTTGCGCTCTGGGATGCAGATTTATGACATCGGCAGTATTGCCAATATAGGCGGTGCTTACCCCGGGTCGTTCTCTCATGGCATGTATCTTTTCCAAAGATGGGCAGGATTTGCTTTTCAAAAGGCTGAGTTAGTTAACCGTGAATCCACAGCCTTAACTGCTTATCGTCTTGCCCGTTCAAAACCTATGATTGGCAAAGATAAGCCAATGTCGCACGAGGAAGCCATTAAGTTTGCCGAGCAAGCCGTAGAGAAGTCTCAAGGTGCATATGCCGCTGATCAAGCGGGTCGGATATTTATGAACCCAGCCCTGCGGGTTATCTTGATGTTTAAGAAGTTTCCGGCTCACATGGCGACTATTTATATCAGGATGTTCCAAGAGATGTTTGGCAACCTAGATCCAAACCTGACTCCTGAGCAACAAAAGAACATTAGGCGTATTGCACGGCGGCAGTTTACCGGCATGATGGGTATGACTGCGCTTATGTCTGGTGTGGTGGGGATGCCTTTCTACTACATCATCCGTGACGTAATGAATAAATTGTTTGGAGATGAGGACGACCCGTATAGTTTTGATGTGAACTTGCACGAATTTTTGATTGATAACTTTGGCAACACGGTTGGCAACATGATGTTCCGTGGTTCGTTAGGTGTATCCGGTGCAGATATTGGTTCTCGGGTGTCCTATGAATCATCGTTTCTCCTTGGAGGCACGGAAAAACTGCCATTTATTGGTCGTGTGCTGGGGCTACGAGATATCAAACAAGGCAAAACTTCTCAGGAAACTCTCTACAACGCCCTTGGAGAAGCCGCTGGTGCTGGCTTTGGTATCGCAGTGGGGGTCGCTAGAGGTGGGGAAAAAATGGCGCAAGGCGATGTATTTGGAGGTATAGAAACCGCCGCCCCTGCTTTTATTAGAAGCCCCATGAAAGCCTATCGGTTTGCTACCGAAGGAGTATTAACTTCTCGGGGTGATCCAATCATTGAGGACATAACAACTCGTGAAATTATGTTTCAGGCACTTGGGCTAACGCCGCAGCGCCTCTCCACCCAGTACAAGATTAATAACCGAATCAAGGATATGGAGCAGGAGATATTGCAGCGCCGCATGAGTTTAATGGATCAGTACGCCAAAGCCGTGCGGGAGCGTGACCGTGAAGAAGCCTCAGAAATTATGGAAGAGATTAGGGAGTTCAACAAACGCAACCCTTACAAAGGTGTAGCAATTACCCCTAATACTATTAAACGCTCCCTAGACAAGCGGGAATCTATCTCGGAAGAAACCCAGAAAGGTATTTTTGTAGCCAAGGGGTTACGGTCTAAATTTGCTCCCTATCAGCGGATTGAGGACTTGTTAATTGAGCAAGACCTACTTGGTGACTTAGACTAAAAAAAGCCCCGGCAAGAAGATTAGCCGGGGCAAAAGCCCGGAGGAGTACGGGCTGGAGAAGCCTCTCCATTGTGGGCTACGCCCTCCACACCCGCAAGCCTTGCACTCCGTTTTCCACAACAATTCTGTAGACATAAGTAACCGCTCGTTGCTCTGCCTCTTTACGAAAAGATCTTAGAGTGTCCCCCGGATTTAGACTAGGTATAAATATAGACGTACCTAGTGTGAAGTTATCCCACGGTATGACAAATTCAATCCTGTCTGAGCGCATCTTCCGAAGGGTCTGTAGGAATCTCAAAGCCCATTTTCTCCGCATCTAACACTATTGCACTTACCGGAGGTGTGCCGATAAGCGTCCCTTTGGACATACCTTTTGGTTTGATACCAATCAGATAGCCCTTTGTTTCCAAGTCTTTTATAACTTCTTTATACGTGACCTGATTCTTAGCGCACTCGTCTTTGAACTTAGAAGCCACGATGTAAATACGTTTAGTGTCAGGCTCCATACGGATAGACAACTCATCACGCGGTGTCTGTTTGCTGACCATACCGGTTCGAGCGTCACACGCATCATCAATAATGAGGGCATTTTGAGCCATGTATTTGAGGATGAACATCGAAATAAAGACCTCTGAATCCTGACCCTTGCTTAAGGTGGTCTCTCGGATTTCGTTGATCTGACCGCAATAGAAGTCAAAGAGCCGTTGCAAGGGGTAATCGATAAGCCCTAAGTCTTGAGCAATCTTGCCACCCGCTAGGTTGACTGCGCCAAGTGCCGAATAGAAACGATAGGAGGGAGATAGGTTTAATTTATCAGTAATAGCATCAAAGTATTTTTTTACTAAATCTATTGCCGCCGCCTTATTAGACTGAACCGCCGTAATGTACGGATACCAAGCATGTCCGTAGTTCTCCATGAGTATTTCGTCAAACAGGGTTACGCCATCCTTAGTGGAGATAATGTTGTTTAGACCCATGTGAAACTCGACGCATCGAAAGATCTCCCCTTTGGGCAAGTCCTTAAGTAAATATAGTTTGTCATGGAATGATGAGTTACTTGTGGCTACCCCGACTGTGCGCCATGTGGTGGTGTTGACTCGCAGGGTATTGGAGTTAGAGTTCATCCGGTCACGACCTCGTCCTTGGGTAATGCCGTATAAGAAGTTAGACACCTCCTCCGGTTTGGTATTGGTCATCTCGTCAACAGTCAGCGGGATGTTATTTAGTACCCCCATGCGTAGCACCATAGATGCCTTCGTGTCATCAGCACTGCGTAATGGTTCTTCAGGATGACCCCAGATTGAGTTAATCACTCGAAGCACGGTTGTCTTACCAGAACCGGAATCTTTGTGAATCAGGTTTAGCAAAATACCTTTATGGTTACTTGCAACCTTAAGCAGCGGGGCGCCAAACCCAGTTAGTGCCGCAAACCCCTGTACCTCCATACCTTCTTGGGCGTAGGCATTGAAAACTTTTTTCCACTCTTCGATGTTGCCTTTTTCGTGATACCAATCCACCATGTCTGAGGTGGTTACGGTAGGAGGAACGTAGCGTCTTTTGCCGTTTTCTAATTCCATATCCCCGACTACGAAGGAACCACGTTTTGTCCAACCAAATTGATGGTGGGCGACTTCGGCTTGTTTTTGCACTTGTAACTCACCCGCTGATCTAATTAAATAGGCTTGAATCTCTTTCCAATTCATGGAAATCACACCACGCTTGGAGAGTTCTGTTCGCATAGTGTCAGGCCCCGACAGGGTAGCCATAGACACCGTAAAGTTTTTAACACCGTCCCTAGGTAGGTGCAGTCGCATCCATGCACTCTCGCCCTCGTTGGGATCGTAGATTCTTTGTACTACGTAGAGGTCGTGCGGATAGACCAGCACTTGGTCATCGTCTTTGCCCCGCCTATAGATGCCACCCTTGCGACCACGGAAGTAAGGGTCAGGTAACTCTGGGATCTCATAGACTATTTCATTAACCGTACCAGAAGCGCTTTCTTCCTTAACGGTTACTTCGGTTTCTTTGGATTCGGCAATCTCTCGACCAAGTACGATAGGGCTTTTAATTTTCCCGAGATGTTTACAACCATCACACCCTCCGGGGCGATATTCCGAAAACGTCGTACAAAGGAAGGGGCCTTTGCCTTCACCCCGAGTATCAGATGCCTTGTTTTCTGTTTCAGTAGGATCATAGTTTGGATGCTTTTCAGATAATTTATGTATTGCACGATCTCTATCTTCGCAGTGCTCCGCAACGGACAAAGCCGCTCTCCACATGTTGTAGTCTACCTGAGAAGAGTCATGTTGATTTTGATAGATGTGGGCTAGTTGCTGACACCCCGTACCTTTTGCGGTACGCAGCATAATATTTTTAAAGTAACATACCTGATTGCCCATTAGCGCTTTGGTTAAAGGGCTGAGATTCTTTTTGCCACTTAGTCCTGCAAGAGGCTTAGGTGCAACTTCGGGTAAAACACTTTTTATAATGTCTACGCTATAAGTTGTGTCAGGTGGCGATAGGAGCCGAACCTGCCTTGGTGTCTCCTCCTTGAAATTGTAGGTGTTAGGAACCCTGAGAATCCGTGCCGCATCTGCTGTGCATCCAGCGTCAATTAACAGACCTTCTTTTAGGCACAACTCTTTTAGGCCATCGGCAAGGGGTTGCCACTCCTCGCGGGATAACTCCCGATCAAGCACCCAGTACCCATGTATCCCACCGCCCGAATCAACCAAGGCAGGTTCTGGCAACTTAGTTTTGATTAAAAATTCTTCAAGCGCAAGTAAAGCGGCCTCCTTGTCGAGGTAGCCTTTTAAGGCTTTGGCCTTTTCTTCACCGCAATCAATATCAATCCATAACGACTTTATACGTACTACGTTTTCCTGAGCGCGTGGCTTGGGTGCATTAGGATCTTTGAACGTAGCCAGCGCAAAGTAGACATCTCTCCGCTCGGAAAGGAAAGTCTTTATGGCTTGGTCTGTATCTTCTAACTTGTCAAAAAACGACTGTATTGCTGGGTGCTGATCGTTCTTCTTCAGTCCCGTAATGCAATAGTGTCCTTCCCCGGCAAGAATGGCTCTTAAAAATTCTTGCATTATTTACTCGGCTAAATTTTTTATGAAGTCTTGGATTTCTTTTACAGAAACCTTCCTTGGCTCACGTTCTCCAGCGAACCAGTAATACACGCCTGATCTTGTCATACCAAAGTAACTTGCCACAGTTTGCACGGGCACGTTCTTCGCAATACATATTCTGCCCAACTGCACACCAATCTTAGATTGATCTGCTTCGGCGTTCTTTTTTACGATTGAAAGTGTGTAGCCGACCACGGTCATCCCCAGTAAGTAAAAGGTGTCGGGATCCACTAACCTCGCCCGACGCGAGTTGAGCCTCACCTAATGGATGGCGTTCCTAGGGGTAGGAAGGGGGAGGGGTACTAGCAGGGTGTGTCCAACAACCGCATCTCACGCTCATAACATGAAACAGTTATTCCCCTGCTTTCCCCCATAACTTAGTCGTCCCACTCGTCCACAAGAGCCGCCGCATCTTTGGCGGGAACTTCTTCTTGCTTCTTAGTAGGTCGTTTAGTTGGTTCCTCGACTGCTTCAGCGGGTTCAGCCTTAGCAACGGGGCGAGATACAGACAAACGCTTCTCCACTACGCCATCGGTTTGCGCGACGTTCATAGTGATTGCGTTTTTAGCCTCTTGGGTTTGTGCTTTCAAAGAGCAAATATTGTGCTCGTTCTCTTCCAACGGACGCACAGGTGAGAACGTAAGTTTGGGTGTAGCGCTGTCAGTATCAAAACGCATCTCCGTAACTACATCTTCTACGTTGACGCCATGTGCCGCCAAGTATTTAACGTAGGCTTCCAAAGGCATCTTGCTATTTTCAACCTTGCCAAAGATTGATTTAGACGGAAGCACCAACTGAAACACATCACCATTCATATCGTTAGCCAAAACTACAGCAAGACGGCGAGAGAAACGGCAAGCACGGGAATCGCCTTGACCGGAACCAGCCACGTTTTGTGGGCAGTTGGCACAGGTTTGGCACTGTGGTTCTTTGATGCTTGCATCAGGACGCACCCCATCAGCAGACCAACAAGCCGGGGGTACTTGCTCTCCCTCCTCATACTGCCCTGCGTAGAAGGTACGACTAACGTGTTCCGCCGCAGTCACGATAACAACTTGCATGGTGCGCTCGTCAGACTTCGCAGTTTCTTGACCACCAACCATCATGCGGAATACACCGCCACGGATGGAGATACGCTTGTTTTGAGACGTACCCATAAGCGCACGGGTGGTAGCCGAGAGGCTACGGTTCTTCAGGTAATCAGGCAAATTGCCTTTAAAAAGCGTCATTTCTCCGCTCATTTGCTTCTCCTTACAGTTGCAGAATAACGGGACTCGTTATTGAGTCCTTCGGGCAAGAGACCGGGATTGTCTTGAATCCAAGTCTTCATGTTGGTTTGATGGATACGCCGCTCAAGAAGGTCAGGCACTTGATGGTCACGAACAAAGCGGTGCATGGACTCCCAATCGTTAGTCCAATAGCGGGTTTTGACCGACTTGATGATCGTGCCAAACTGGGTCTTGATGCTGTCCGCACCTGTGGCCTTGCAGACTTCTAGCATGGCTTTCTCTACGACTTCCATCTTGCCTTTGAGTTCGGCCTCTTGGGTCTCAAACTCATGGCGCATCTCTTCTAGTTTGTCCCTCATCTTGAGGTAGACCTTGGCAAGTTTATCGGCTCCAATGTTATCCATGATTTTCTCCATTCTCGTTACTGTTGTTTACTTTGTCAACAACATTATGGAAAAGTTCCACGACTTTTGAATGGACATCTTCTTTTCTTCTAAGCGCCCCGTAGACTTGTGCTTCTACGCCTGATCCTTGCAAATGGACAACGGTTGTCTTGTTGGTCTGTCCCTGCCTGTGTACCCGTGCATTGGCTTGTAGATAGGTTTCTAGGCTCATGGTGGGGCCGAACCAAATGACGGTATCTGCGGCAGTCAGGGTCACTCCGTGAGCCACTGCTTGGGGCTGTATGACCAGCACGCGGGGGTCTGTCTCCTGTTGAAATCTCCTGAAAATATCTGCTCGTTTAGTCGCACTTACGCTCCCTGAGATGACCTCGTTTGTTATGCCTTCTTTAGTTAGGGTTTCCGATACCACCTCGATGGCGTGCCGAAATGGCACAAAAATCAAAACTTTATTAGTAGTTTCCCTAATAACTTCCAACATGACGTTTAGTCGGTTTCTGCCGTCAAAGGCAACGGCCTCGCCACTATCGGAATAGACAACGCCGCATGACAACTGAAGGAGTTTGTTCATAACGGTGGCAGCGTTGACCGCCGTGATTTGTTCATCAGCCGTCCGAACCAACATCTCGGTCTTTATCTTTTTGTAATAGTGCGACTGTTGAGCGGTCAGGGGAACTATACGGGTGGTATAGGTCATCTCAGGCAAGTCTAGGCATTGGTCTTTAGTAAACCGTATGGCTGGTTGCAGTGCAGCATGAACTAACGCCACGGCATCTCTTCTAGGAATCCAAGTAAATTGTGTGATCTTTACCATCACTTGGTCTTTCCAAGCCCCTCTAAACTTGGGAACACGCTCGGGGCAGATCAACTTAGCCAAGCCAAAAGCATCCTCCGGGGACTGCGCCGCCGGGGTTCCGGTCAGCATCCAAAGCCAAGTCTTGGGCATCACCAAGTTCCATAAGCACTTCCATCTGCGGGTTGTGTTGTTCTTATAGGCGTTGGCCTCGTCCACAATAATTAGGTCAAAGTCAGCCTCTTGAAGTTCTTTTTGGACAATCTCCACCCCGTCATAGTTGATGATCACGAACTCTGCGTTGCCGTTAATAATCTTCCTTCTTTTCTTGGGTTGCCCGTAGGCAATATCCACGGTGCGGTGCATGGCAAAGGTAAACAAGTCAGAACGCCATGCCGAGTCCATGATGGAAAGGGGACAGATAATTAGGACACGTTTGATCACGCCTATCGTCATTAGATAGTCAGCCGCCCAAATACAGGAGGCGGTCTTACCCGTGCCCTGCTCGTTGAAACAAAATGCCTTTTTATTTAGGGTCAGAAACGAAGAGGTCTTGATCTGATGGGCCATCGGTCTGTGGAACCCGGGCCAGTTGTAGTCCCTACGGATAGGACTAGGTACGTTCTTTATGCGTAATTGATTAAGTTGTTGAGACTCTTCCAACCCCCACTTGACTAGCACCTGACTGACTTCTCCATCCTGAGAAAGCAGTTTGCTTTTGGGTATGGTGGCTAAAACGGGGTCAGGATTCTTGAGCCTTAACACTAAGGCTCGATTGTTTTGAACAAGTTGCATAGGCTCTCAGCATGGGCTACCCGCCCAAGAGGGGTTGATTTAACGGGACTTGCGTTCTTTCGTACTTATTTCAGACACCAACTTATGGTTAGAGTTCCGTTTAAAAGACCTGTTTGTACTAGGGGAAACCACTACTGTGCCGTCTTTATTGGAGCCACCCTTGGACAACGCTTTTTTATGGTGGACATCTTTACCTTCTCGGGCATCAGCCTTGCCGTTGCCATTGGCATCTTTGCCTTTTTTATCTAGGGCACGGCGGGCACGCTGACGCTCCATGCGTTTCTCATGCTCACCTCGGGCAACTTGCTGTTCGTATTCTTTCTTATAGGGTCTGGCTTTATTCACATAAGGCATGGCTAGTCCTCGTAAATTCTATGGGGTCTTGTCCCCAAACTAAATGTCCTAATAATAGGTACGGTTGGGTTTGCTTTGTAAAACTCGTCTACCGCCATCGATGCTTTTGGTACGAAGTAGGTAAACATCGTTACCTTTTTATCCTTTTTCATGGGCGGTGTAAACACCACCACCGTGTGTAAATAAACCTCACGATACTTGTCCCCGTTAGCATCGACTTTATACATTTCGTCCGTTATGTACGCAGTTTAAAACAGGGCAGTAACTACGGCAAGAGAAGTTAGGCCGTGGATTCCACACATTTTCCTGATACGTCTTGACCAACCAAGAATAGTTTGCCGTGCAGTCCCGCATTATACCTAGTACATCGTCCCTAGTATAACTTCTTTTTATAAGGTCGTGACATACTAAAAATAATAATCCACCCTTTATTTCATTGACTTGCGGGAAGTGGGCAAATGTACACAACGCCATTAAATCTAACTGTTTTGTATCGGCATATTTAGCCGACTTCCCGGTTTTATAATCAACAATCCTTGCCTTGTCCCCATCAACAATAATCAGGTCAGCCACCCCACGGAGCCAAACATTATTAGAAAAGAACCCTGTCGGCTCACCGCGCTCAGTTATACCCATCTTGTGCTCGCAGTATTTCTCCCCGGGCACACTTGATAACTTATCTATAACCGGAGCAAACTGCTCAAACTCCGGCGGGATGGGGACACCATCTTTTACATATTTTTCTGCGGCTTCATGGACTCGTTTGCCGTAGAGTAATACCTCAGTTTCTGGCTCAACAATATCCTTGGCTACTCGAAGATGGTAATACTTCTTAGGGCACTGTTGAAAAAGGGTGATGCTGCTGTAAGACCAAGATATAGGTTTGCTCATTCTCGTATGTGGCTTTTGACCGCTGTTCTGTAGAGCCTTAATTCTACAATCACTGCGTCAATAGTGGAAGCAGCCGCCACAAATTCACCGTTTAATAACAACTCATGGACTTCTTTTAGGAGTTTCTTGGCCTGTAACTCATGTGTTGCGTAATCTAATTTTTCATCGACTTTCATTAACAATCTCCATAACTTTTGCCTGATCCAATTTCACAGCCAACTGGCAATCCTTGCGCCCAGTCTGGCACTCTAGTCATACACCACTTGATATAAGTCTCAGCCACCTCAACTTGGGCATCGGGTACAACACACATTATCGCGTCATGCACGGTCAAGACTACCCTAAACTTCTTGGCTATAAGTAGCATTTGCTCACCAATGATGCACCGCGCAAGAGCCTGTACCACGTTCTCCACGACCTTACCGCCATAGATGTAGATACCCTTTTCTCTGCGGGAATCATAGGTGTAGACTTTACGGCTACCCCCGTTGGGCAAGCCTTCGGTACGCACGGATAAGTTGTTATAGAGCAACTTTAAGTTGTTGGGCAGCGTGAAACCATTCTTAACAACCTTGACGACTCCAGCACGACCAAAGTTTGTTCCGCTCGTAGACATCATAGAGGACAGGGCATCCCCACCTTGGTTCCAAAGGGTAGCAATCTTTGGGTAGGTAGATCTATAAATAGTGATGATCCTCTCGGCTTCCCCTTCAGGAATGTCTACGCCCTGTAGACGTAGCATCAGGTGAAACTTCTTAGCACCCATGCCGTAGCCCGCGCCAAGAATCACGGTCTTGCCAAAGAACCGCTCTTCCTTAGTAACTTCTTCTACGGGTTTATCGTATATCTTGCCAGCCATTATTTTGTAAACGTCCTCACCACGGGAGAAGGCATCAACTAAATCTTCCTGCTGGGCCAGCCAAGCGAGAGTTCTTGCCTCAATCTGTGAGGAGTCAGAGTCAATTAAGGTAAAGCCGGGGGGAGGAACGATTGCCTTCTTAATTAAAGATTTGCCATCACGGGCCGGTAAATTTTGCAGGTTGACCTTATCCGAGCCACCCCACCGGCCTGTATGCGCGGCGTAATACTTCAAGGGCACGGGCAAAGTGCCACGCTTGCCAATGTCAATAAACCGTTGCGTCCGGGTCTCCTCAAGAGTTGTCTTAACACCTAGGCGGGCGGCGACCAAACTTTGCACCTCCTCTCTAGGATGTTCTAACAAGAGTTTAAAATCCTCATCCGTCTTGGAGAAGGCCCAAGTCATCTTGCCTGTACGGGGAGACTTCTTTCTTGGAGGCTCAACGCCGAGGGACATCAATGCCGTTGCAAACTTCTCATTAGACATGATGATCTCTTTGTCGGACTCTGCATCCTTTAGTAGCAGTTCTTTCCTAGCCACCACTTCTTGCAGATGTTTCTCCAGAACCGGCACATCGATTCTTAGCACTGGCTCTGAAAACATCTTAACCGTCAAGTCAATAAGTTTGAGTTCGTTTTTGGGAAAGCCATCGTTTTTAAAAAGACTAAACAGTTTGTAGGTAAGAGCCACATCGTTTTTGCAATACTCACCGTACTTAGCCAAGTCCTCTTTGCTAAACAACGCACGGCGTTTGCCCAAGGCATTGACAACCTCTGTGCCTTTTTCCCCTAACTCATACCTCTCGGCAAGTGCTTTTAGTGAGCCACCCGCATCTATACCATCAATGGGTCGCGCCATGCTAAGTGTATCTAGCCAACCTTTGGGTGTGATGTTAAAGATCCAATTGAGAATCGCCGCATCAAACTGGGCATTGTGTGCCAACGCCAAGGAGTTCTGCCAATTAAACTGCAAAAGAAACTGTTGTATCTCAGAATGGGATCCACTAAACCACTCTGGCTGCTCGTCATTAACTTGCACGGCTACACCTATCACCTCAAACATCGGATGACGGATGTATTCCTCCGTAGTGTATTTATTTAGACCAAAATCTTTATCGTAATAAGTTTCAAAGTCTACGGTTAAGATGTGACTCATTTAAGGTTGCCACCTGACTTCACAATGTCTCCGGTGTAAACATACGTTCCAACGTGTTCTAGTTTAATGAATGGGTTGGCAAAGATCTTGCCGCCATGCTTTCGCCACAGGTCACAGAAGTGATAGTCCTCAGATAGCAACGCACCTGTCTCGTCGATACTCGTAGCAAAGAACTCATGGGTTAGTGGCTTGATGTACTCACCATTTTCTTTGTGGCTAGATACACGATAGGTAGGTACGTGTGGCATAAGATCCTCAAACACTTTACGCTTAATTAGCATAAACCCCGTACCACCGTGGCGTACTTCAATCACCCCATCATCATCAGATTCTTGTTTCTCTCCCGCCATATTCATTACAAACGCACCGCCATAGTTCTCAATATCTTCTTTACCCGCTTTAACGGCTTTCTTAATTTGCTTCCAATCAACCTCTTTTTTGGGGTAGATGCCACAAATAATATCTCGGTCAGCCGCCATAAGTTGTGCTACTGCGTGCCCATCAAACGAAATGTCAGCGTCGATAAACATCAGGTAGTCAAACCCTTTCTCTAAAAACAGACGGGCTAACTCGTTACGGGCACGGGTAATCAAACTTTCGTTCATCATCTGCGCCCAGTAAACAGGGACACCAACTGATTTTAGTTTATTAATTGTGCCAAGCAAACCCGCTACATAGTGACCTGTACACATGCCACCATACATCGGCGTGGCAATCATAATGCTTGGTCGCTTGTTAGGATCTTGTATTTGGATCTTTGTCGGTTCAAGGTTCATTGGCTTTTCGTCCCAAGTTGTCATAGTTAATCTTTCATTTTTTGGATGATTAGTTGATAGGCTTTGTGGATTATATGTAATTTTTCTTTGTAGATTTCTGTAAAGGCATCTATAGCAATCTTGGGTTTATGTGTGAGTGGCAGGGGTTCGCCCCATCCGTAGTCGTCAAATACTAGGACACCACCAACGGCTAGAAGTTCCCACGACATACAAGCATCAGTCAGCACATGGGGTGCTTGATGTGATCCATCTATGTAGATGAAGTCAAAAGGTTTGCGGGAGTCCGGTGTTAAGGTTAACAGTGCTGCCAGAGTGTTTACTGAGGTATCTCTAAAAGAAGTTACAGAAACTTTCTTTGGATTAACCCTATTCCTAGCCAGCGTTATGTTTTTATGAAACCGATCCTCAACCGCCCCCATGTCGTGACCTTGCGCGGCGTGTTCTTCACCACCTTCCCATGTATCCACGCATAACAACTCACCGCCGTCATCGATGGCATTTTCAATAAGCCACACGGCGCTGCGGCCTTCAAAAGAACCTATCTCTAAAAATCTTTTACGTTGTGGTAACTGCGCTATTACTTGTGTCCAAATGGGGGGAGACCAAGAAAACCAGTCAGTTGTGTATTCGTACTCATCGTTGGTCATAAAAATCCTTATTCTTTATTCCTAAGTCAAGAGCCAGCCGCTCGTTCTCGTCTTTGACCCTGTGGTATGCCTGTCTCAAATGCTCAACTTCTTTCTTTAGGCGTTCAATCTCGGCTTTGTATTCTTCGGGAGTCATTCTTTCACCCTATAAAACTTTTTAGCACCCATTCGTATCAAGTCCGCAATACCGTTCTCAACAAACCTGTTTAGGGTTCGGGCTACTCTGTTCTCGCTCACGATCCACTCCTTCGCAATTGTCTTTGCTTGGACAGGAGTTTTTGGATGAGAAACCAAATAGTCCCACACCCCCTGCTCAAAGTCTGTCATCTCAACTGCCACCGTTCTTCTCCTTTAGTTTGGCTTCGATGGTTACGCCATCACCATCACGCTCATCGTAGGCAACACAGCCACGCTCCCAACACCCGCGATCTAAAGTAAGGGTTTCTTTTTCCGGTTGCGCTAGTGCTTGGCGTAGTGCTTCCATATACTTATTACAGTCTTTTCTTACCTCTGTTGCCAAATTTCTAACGTTTTTATCTTCCTTAAATTTTGCTTCCTCTTTTACAAACCCACACCCTTCGTGGATTTTTTCAAACCCCTCCAACGCCATCTCTGCTGATTTGCGTAGGTCAGTCATAGCAAAGCATCTCCTAGTTCACTTAACATCTTCTGTCTTTCTTCTTTGTCGGTTGTGTTCTTCATTCGATTGAAATACTTTGCTACAAGTTGTCTTTCCTGTGGTGTTTTGAAGGGCCACTCCCACCGTTCCCACGTCAGCCCTGATGGGTGGCGGGATGTACGGGATGTATGGGTTTGAATTGATGCCACCGGATTCGATAACTTCGTCTTGCCCTGTGATGGCAAGTTTAGTTGCCCAGTGCTTAAATTCTTCTCGGTTGTGTGCATATTTTTTAGCATCCTCGGACTTTTTCCATTGTCGCATCGCCCATTTTAAAAACATTTTTTCTATTGTGGTCAGGGGCATTCTATTAAGATCTCTCATTTGAAGGGCTTCAAAAAGCCGTCCACTCACGTAAAGAAGTTTTAGTTCTCTACATAAGACCCCATCTGGCAACTTCTTGAAGATTGTGTCTAGTAACATGGCTCTCTCAAAAATGATCCGAATCCATATCAGATACTATTTTTTTACCCTGTTTTTACTGCCCTTTGGCCTACCAACCTTCTTCGGGGCGGTAGTCACAGATGTGACTTTCTTGGGTTGTCCCTTTTGTTTGAGTTGCTGACCTAACATCTTAAT